ATGATCCCGCAACCATGTCCGATCTGTAATAAATTAAAATATTTAATACGTTATCATATAACGTATTACCCAGAAAGAATAATTTATGCTTGTCAGGATTGTAATGAATTAGAGTGGAAAATGAGAAATAATATGTTAAGTTTTCATCCGATTATAAAATATCGGATAAGAAAACTTTACAAAGAACAAGGTTTTAGAGCAAAGCCTATGATAAAAATGATATTTAAAACTATAATAGTTTTAACGATAATTGTAATAATTCTTGCAGCGATAATAGCCAATACCTATTTATGATTTATGTTTTAATAATATTTAATTTTGTTTCAACAATATGTCTGATAATCATAACAATGATAAGCATGACCCAGAACAAGGTTTGGAAAGAGCAGCAGAGGAAGAATACAATCCCATTGTACCGAGACCACCTGCCGATCAAATCACAAGTCAATCAGAGAAGAATTTAGAAGAAGCTTTTGGGAATTTGTTTAAAAATTCTGTTTCAGGTACAGGAGAGGAAGAATTATTAAGGATAGCGTCTCGCTATTCCTTACAAATGACCGCAAAACAGATAAAATGTTTACTTTTTCTTGAACATAAAGCAAAGATGTTTGAAGAATTGTATTTTTCGGCAAAAAAACAGAATGATAATAAATGGATTAAGTACAAGTTTACAGCAGAATATCTTAGAGCGTTTGTAGCCAAGTGGCTACAACTTAAAGAGCACAATAATTCTGATGTATTCGTTATGAGAGCACTTGATTCAGTAGCTTTACGTAAATATATTAATGAGAATTCCATGAAAATTAATATTGAAAAGTAATGTTAGTAGGAGCACAAGGTAGACAAGGTGCAGGAAAGACTAGATTTATAACCATTTTAGGAATTTTGTTGAAAACAAAATCTAAAATGAAGTTATATGCTAATTATAAATTATTCGGGGTTGAATACATTTATGTAAATTCTCTTAAAGAACTAAAACAGATACAATCTGGTATAGTTCTTCTAGATGAAATGTGGCTATCAGTAGACTCTAGGCGTTCAATGGGTAATGTAGATTTTACAGGTTTAATTGCACAATTAAGAAAAAAGAATATAATTGCTATATTTACTACACAGCAAATTAGCAAATTAGATGTTAGAGTTAGAGACGCAACAGATTATTTGTTCCATTGTGATAAAGATAATTCTTTGATAGTCGTAGACTATCAATATGGAATTATAATTAGAAAATATTTTATGAACGATCCGAGTTTTTTTAATCAATTCTATGATACATATCAAAGTATGGAATCAATGAAAGCTTAATAATTAATTGGACGACTGAAATTGTTCGTTCTAAACTCGGACAAAACCTTGCCCGATTGGGAAGTACGAAAAGTACTTTAAAGTAGGACAAAACCGAGTTCAAAGGTGGTGATATCTATGGAAAAAGGAGAAAAAAAGCTATTGGCAGTGTTACCAGCAGAGTACACAGTCAATGAAGTAAAATACGAAGGCGTAAATGTTTTTATACTAAATGACCGCAACGAAGTTGCGAGATATTTCGTACAAGAAAAAAACATAGAAGACGTAGGATTATCAGATGTCAAAGTTGACAAATTCACAGATTTTTATTCTATTAAAACCTATCTAGAAGAAGGTTTTAATAAAAAACTTAAACTTACCAAAGTTGAAGTTTCAGAATAAATTGGAAAAACGCCCGCCGACGACCCCTACGGGTAGTCGGCGGCGGAGCGTTTTTCCCCTTAACTTGAATAATAGGTCACATTAGACGAAAATGAACAATTTAGCACCATTTCATTCATTCCCGTTGAATTGCAGTCGATGTGGACTGCTAATTCATTCATGGAATTCATTAGTCGATCATATTAGGGTGCGAAAATACAGGGTTTTGTGTAATAACCATAAAAATGCCTCATACAAACACAAAAATCATAGTAACCCCCAACGCAATTCATGTTTACCAATTTTCTAAAGTAATATTATATGGAACATCCAAAAAGAAAGTTATTAGAGCCAGAAGACAACGAAGCGATTCACAACCTCGTGATGATCTCCGCAATCGCTGGCGGTCTAAAAAACAAGTTGGCCTCATCTTGGAGTCAAACGCAGATCCCAAAGTATTTGAACCCAGAAGCAGTTTCAGGCCTTTATTCGCTACATTTACTTTTGCTGAAAACATTACCGATCTTACAAGAGCAAATAAAGAGTTTAAGCAATTTATCCAAAGAGCAAATTACGAACTTGGAAAGCTCTACAGAGAACTTACCACTACCCTCAAATATCTTGTAGTGCCAGAGTTTCAAAAAAGAGGTGCAGTTCATTACCATGTAATATTTTTTGCTTTCCCAAAAATGGAAGATACTAATAAGTTTTTAAGCAGGATATGGAAGCACGGATTTACATTTAACACAACAATCAGTAATGTTTCTCATTTAAAAAACTATGTAACGAAATATTTTACAAAGAATTATGCTGATCCACGTTTAAGGGGAAAGAAACACTACTTTTGTTCAAAAGGGGTCAAAAGACCCCAAGTTTACTATAACAGGCAAAATAATGAAGCGATTATAAGTCAATTAGATAAATCAGATTTAGAAAAACAATATATTAATGGTAATGAAATTGTAATGTATACTTTACATCAACAAAATCCATTAATTCCGTTTTTATACCACAGTGGATAACTTTCATTTGACATAGGAATATAAATTAAATACAATGGGAATAATTAGATACATTTATAACATAGTCTGTGAAAAATTAGCAGATTTATATGAAAAATATAAAAAATAGACTATGGGGATAATAAACGGTACGTCCACAATAGAAAATGCTAGTTCAACGATCTTAACATTACAAACAGATTTAGGTTTTACTAACGTTATATTATTGGTTGTAGCAGGTTTATTGTTTGTTCATTTGATTTACAATATTTATATAAGGAATTAAAATGAACCCAATAGTACTTATAACCATAATATTTGCTACTGGTGCTGTATTTGTTAGTATTATTTACCTTGGTAATTTAGTCGCAAAAACACCAAAAATATTCAATTATGGACGGAATAGAAGGTTTTTTAAATAGTTATTCAACACCACTTATATGGATTTTAAGTAGTGTTTTATTTTTTAGTTTTGTAATTGCTTTTGGCACAGTAGCAAAAGCAATATGGAAATACTTTAAACGTGGTGTTTATGATTACTAAAAGAAGTTATGTATATCTTAGCTCTTTGTTATTTGGTGCTGTTTTATTTTTTTTACCACACTGGTCATTAGCAGCAACAACAACAACCCCTGTAACCACCACAAACAAGATAGATTCAGACGGTAGTTTAGTAAATACAGTATTTCAAAACCAATTTAAGATAGGGGACGAAAGTGGAAGACTTTACAGGACAGTTTTAATTTCGACATTACCTCCAAGTTTAGGCACGATTACAGACGTACATTTATTTGTAAGAGCAGCAAATGAGTTCGGTACAGGTGGTTGCAGTTCATCTTGGGACATATTACCTACAACACAAAATTTTATAGCTACCGAAGTAACGTGGAAT